ATATCAAATACCGAAGAAGAAGTCAAGTGTGGTCTGGAGTTTTTAAGCGGAACTCCAGTGAAACCGATTGATTTTATGCTCTCTTGCGAGATTCTTTCTTCTCTACGTAGTGCCAGTTTCCTGTAACAGGATTCTTTTTGTGAGTCTCAGCCAGTTTCTCAAGCGCGATGATGATTCGTGGCGCCTTAACGACAACTTCTTCGATCTCTGTAGCACTAGTAAAGGGTGAAAGAAAAAGCAAGGCAATTATTGCCAGTTTTTTCATTTCTCTCCTTCAAGTTCCAGATTTAGTTGTGTGCCAATGGGTATAGTTCTTGGACGCTTCTCTTCAGGGATAACTACTTTCAGGTCAATGACCAGCAGTCCATCCACAAAGTCAGCTCCATCGACAACAACGTGCTCCGATAACCTAAAGGTGCGAGTAAACTTCTTGCCGGAAATTCCTCGGTGCAGATACTCGCGAGTTTCCTCGGTATCTACGGTCGAACGATTGTCGCCTGAGATTACAAGGATGCCTTCTTTTACTTCTACGTGAAGGTCATCTGCCTTATAACCCGCAAGCGCGAGTTCGATTGTGTACGACGATTCGCTGTGTTTGACGACGTTGTGAGGCGGGTAGAGTTTATTGTCTGCTACATCAGCCAGACGCTCAATCTCGTTCCAAACGTGGTCGAAACCAATAAAATGCGAACGTGGGAAAGTAAATGCTTTAGTTACCATAACGGTACCTCCAAATATTATGCAAGGTTGTGTTGTATATGCGACCGGACCATCCGCATCGCACGGTTATTTATACTCGTTGAGTATAGAATTTGTATAAATTTACGTAATATTTGAACCTGATCGGTTCGTGTTTTGGGTCGGGGAGATCACCAAAAATTTCATGCATTCTCCGGATGTGTTCAAATACTTCCATGTATAAATATCCTTGACTGTCATTTAAATGACATCCTATTGTAACATAAATCGCTGTGAAGCGCAAGCGCGTCGAGATGACGCAAGGAGAAACATATGACTCTTAAAGAAAGAGCAGTTCTGTTCGCACCAATGGCTCTGATACTCACACTCACGTGCGTGTCAACCTATGCATTCGTTCCATCTAAGATGTTCTTAAACGATGCAATCCTCACTGACAATACAGTATATCTTACCGACAAGGAAAACAATCGTTGGCGGTTAAGTGCTGATTGCAACTTTGAGTTGAACCCTTCTGACAAACCCGAAGTAATGATTCACTCCAGGTCTGTCAGAGAGGGAGCGAGAGTGACTATACGAACAAAGAACGACTATAAAAGCTGTCGAATTGATTCTTTAGTCAAACTCTAGTTTTTATTGCCTATATTGTATTTGGGGCATAACTCCCATTCGTGTTTATCGCGGTGTGAGATGATCTTCACTTGTCGCAGGGGTGCACATTCTGCAACCTGCGACTTGTCTACGATTTGAACCAATCCCCAATCCGCAAGTAGTGTTGCAATAGTGTTTCTACGAAGTAAATCGTTTTCTTCAAGATTAGATTTCTTCCCGTCTAATAAAAAAAGTTCTTTAAAGTGTACAATAAAGTATCTGCCTTGCTTGTGTAGAATGTGGCAAGACTGGAATAATTTGTTTTCTTTGCGTGATGCCACGCCCATACGTGTCAAGGTTTCACGTACCTTTAAAAAGTCATCGGGCTCGTTTAGAGTAACTTCCAGCATATTAGCCGGCGTCCAGATTTTATTTTCTTCCACCTTTGTATATCCTTATTTTTATTTGTTCTAGTTGTTCAGGTGTGAGTAACGAGAGAGCAGACTTTGCTTTTTGATTGCTATAACCATAATACTCTTTTACCACATTCAAGTCATCGTGAGATTCGGGTTTGTCCCACTTAGAAAACCGTTTTCGTTTTCTGATTATATTTAGTAAAAAATGGAATTGAAGTTTGCTATCAATTTGATGGTATTTATTCATAATATTAGCCGCCGCTATCGTATCTGGAAAATACGATAACGAACGGTTTGTCATGAATGAGACATATCCCTTTTCTGCAACATCATCAACCATGATGTCTTTCTTGCCGTAATTAATTTCGTTCACATAGTCAAATGGATTCATTACTTGAACTCCACATTAGCCATGATCTCAGTCATACACGCAACCACATTCAGTTCGTGATCAGCAACGAAAGCATTCTTATACTGATAGTCAGCAAGAATTAACACGAGTTGTGGTATGGACGACGGATCAACGCGTTCATACATATTGTCGTATATGTGTCGAAAAATTGCAGTCACATCGACATCAATGTTGTTAACTACCCAAGAGCGCATCTTCTTGAAGTCTTTATCTTTCAATGCTTTGAAAAGAACACCATAGTTATCACTCTCAGAATTAATGAGAATCGCAGTGTCCAATTGACCACCAATAGAGTATCGTTGACACTCGTTGATCACTCGACGCCAGTCAGGAGCGTGTTTCATGATCAACTGTGCAATCAGATCCTTATTGTATGCAACGCCTTCATCAGAAAGAATAGTAGCGAGACGTTCCATGAATTGACCACAGAGTTGCGCCATCTCTTTCTTAGTCGTGTTGAATTCATACACACCACAACGGGAGTGTAGAGGTTCAATGATTCGATTCTTGAAGTTGCAAGTCAGAATGAATCGACAGTTATCCGAGAACTCTTCGATGAAACCACGCAGTGCGGGTTGCGTCGATTGAGGATTCAGATAGTCAGCCTCATCAAGAATGACGACTTTTAGTTCGCCGTTCAATGAGACAGAAGATGCGAACCGTTTGATCTTACCTCGCAGAGTATCAATGTTACCCTCTTCGGAACCATTGATAACGATATAATCGTAACCGAGTTCTTCACAGATAGCACGAGCGACTGTAGTCTTACCAAGACCAGCAGTGCCCGTGAATAACATGTTTGGTAGTTTACCAGATGCAACAATCTCTTTGAATACATCTTTAAGTTTGGTTGGAAGGATTGTATCTTGTATTTTACGTGGGCGATATTTCTCCACCCACAAAAAGTCTTTGCTCATTCAGTACCTCATAATATAAAAAATGGAGCGGGGTGACCGAACCGCCCAGTCCACGATGGGTGGACCCCATCGCCTGCTCTAATCGCACCCCCGCAAGAATCATTATGATTCGCTTTGTGCTTCTTCAACCATTTGAGTTAATGAAACACACTGGTCACGCAATTGACCAATCGTGGCTAACTCTTCACCACGAAATCCGCCTCGCGAGGCGACCGTATCTATAACAGCAATAGTGCTACGCGCTACACGATTTGCTAATTCTAACATTTCGGTTTTACCGCTCATAATTTACTCTCCGTAAGTACTTGTTTTTTCTAGTGCACACCAGTATTCAATACCGGATTCTTTGTTCACAAAATGTGAAATTAGTTTAGATGAGATCTCAACGTCATAGTCACCATCAACCATCTTAAGATTAGAGATGTTGAATACGAAATTAAAATTCTCGTCTTCATATGTGCCATCAACATCAATCGAGAACACATTAGAAGTTTTGTCGTTGTTATCTATAACGGATAAACAGACGACTCCATTGTCCACAGACAATGACATTTCCGTGTGACCAAGAACAGAAGCCGCACGTTTGATCCGCAATAACGTTTCACGATCAAGGGTGAACTTGACTTCACACTCTGGCATTATAATATCTTTGGTTGGTTTTGTCAAGATATCTGGATCAGAATAGAAATACTTGATGCGCGATCGACCACTACTGTCACTGATCATAACATACGAATCGTCGAATGTCAGTCTTGGCGCAGTCATAAGACCGACAACGTTCAGAAATTCTCCAAGATCGTATACGCCAAATGTCTTGGGAAACTCCACGTCGACAGTTGATTTACTCAATAGGTTCTTGGCTTCAGAAACAGTCTTAATGACATTACCTTCTTCAATCACGACGTTTGGATTGATAGTTGCATAGTTCTTAAGAACCTGTAGAGTTTTTTCAGTTAATTCCATAATAATGTCCTATAGTTTGTGCATTAGTTGTATAATTGTATAACATATGAGTCAATTTGTCAAGCGACTTTTGAGAAGTTTTTGACTTTGACAAACTCAATCTTGTCGTCGAACTTACCATCAAGTAGTTCGCCCTTGTGTGATATAATGAAAACATTACTGTCGTCAGTCAGTGTATCCAGAATCTTGGTCAAGTTATCCACACCATCCGCATCGAGAGACGAATCGAAAGTCTCATCAAGAATCAGTAGATTTGTTGCTACTGAGTTCTTCATCTTAGCGACCTGTCTCCAAGTGAATAGGAGCGCCAAGTCGATGCGTTGTTTCTCGCCTTCAGAGAACGAATCATATGAGAACGCATCACGGTGGCGTGAGCGGATCGTCTCTTTGAATGTGTCATCGAGGTGGAAGGACACAAAGAAGTCGAGCACTTGGAGATATTTGTTGACAAGATTATTGATCACAGGCAGATACTGCTTGATGATCTTTGTCTTAATACCCGTATCTTTTAACAGTTCGGTGATGACAGCCGTGTATGCACCATCGTCGACCAACGTCATTCTCTCATCCTTGAGAGCATTCATCTTAGCCGTGTAGTCTTCGAGTTGTGTAGTCGCTTCTTCAATACTACCCGTCTCTTCTTCTACTGCCTGAAGTTCTTCCTGTAACTTGCTGATACGATTCTGCGCTTGGCGAATCTGTACCGTGATCTCGTATTCTTTGTTCAGTTTCTCTTGAATAGATTCAATCTGTGAATTGATACCTTCGATCTGTTTGTTCAGCGATTGGATCTTTCCTGCGGCAACGTGTCGCCCTTCTTCGATTTCGTCCCACTTTCTTGCGGCGGATTGGACTTTCTCCTGTTTAAGTTCTTCTCCAATACCTTGATCACAGGTGGGACACGTTGAGTTATTTTCATAAAACTTAATCTCTTTGTTCAGTTCTTTCTGTTTCACACCAAACTGGTGATCGTACTTTTCAAACTCTCGTACTTTATTCGACAACTCTGTCAGTTGTTCTTTGAGAGGATCTGCGCTCATATCGTTCACAGTACCCTTAGTGAGCATCAACGTATTGATACCTTCTTCGAGTTCAGTGATCTCTTTATGGCGTTCGATCTTCTGTGACTTATTCAGATCCTTTAGCTTCTGCACGTACTTCTGTTGTGTCTTGATCTTCTCATTGATCAGATCAATCTCTACACGATTCGCACGGTCTTTCTCTTTCAGAATCGAAACACGTTCTTTCAGAATGCCATTCATCTTTGAGAAGACGTTGATGTCAAGTAAGTCTTCAATCACTTCACGTCGATGTTGCGCAGGCAATTGCATAAACGGAATGAACGACGAACTACCCAGTACCACGATCTGGTGAAACGATTTATGATTTAATTTCAGAATGTT